GTTAATCATCCTGTTACGGGATTAACTATTGGTCATTATTTAAAAGCGACTGGGGCAACTACTTATGAGTTTGCAGATTTACCATCCCCAAGTGCAATGGGGGCAATAGCTGATCCAGGCACCTCTGTTGATTATGATATTTTAATATGGAACGGTGCAACAGGTGATGCAGTATATGGTGAAAGTAAAGTATCTATAAATCCAGGCACTGGATTATTAATGTCAGACAATGATATAATTGCATATGGTTCTGGTGGCGGTGGTGCAGGTGGTTGGACATTTAGATATTCATTAGTATCAGATGGTTCTTTTAATGTAAACCTTGTTAATGATAGTGCTGCTCCTGGTCCGAGTAAAGTATATGGTACAGATGGGGCTGGTACAAGGGGTTGGATTACAGCTCCTACTACTATGACTTACCCAGGTGCAGGTATTGCTTTATCAACTGGTTCTGCCTGGGGTACATCAATAACTAATAATTCAGCTAATTGGAATACAGCGTATGGATGGGGTAATCATGCTTCGGCCGGTTACTATGTTGGGACCAACTCAACAATAAGAGGTTTGTTTTCTTCTTCAGCTACAGGGCTTACCTACACAAACTCCACTGGAATATTTTCTCTTTCATCGGGTTATGTTATCCCGACAACCACTGAGCAGAGCAACTGGAATACAGCCTATGGCTGGGGCAATCATGGTTCTGTTGGTTATGCTGTAAAAGCTACTGATGAAACAATAACTGGTACTTGGATATTTACTGGTGCAGATGCTTATGGAGGTGGATTTTTAGCTGCTAAATTTGATGATGGTGATTTATGGTTAACAAATGGAATATGGATTAGTTTTGGTACAGATGTAGATTCTTATATTAATTGGTCTGGTGATCAATATTTTAGATTAAGTATTCAATCATATGCAGTAGACACTGCTATATTATTTGAAGGTAAAGATGCTGGTGGTACATTACGAACATTAGCTATGTTTAAACCAAGATCAGGATGTGAATTATATTATACTGGTACTAAAAGATTTGAAACAAATAATTATGGTGCTACTGTAGTTGGACAATTATACTTAACTGATTCAAGTTCTACTATAGAAAAAGGTTCAACTGGAGCATTAAAACAAGTAACTGCTTATGGTTATGTTGAAATTGGTGCTCAAAATTCAAGTTATTGTCATTTTGAGACAGATAGATCTGCTTATTATTTTGATCATAACTTAGTTATAAATGAGGGTATTATTTCATCTTATGATGAAGATTTTATTTTAAAACGTGCTGGCACTACTAAATTAACTTTTACTACAACATCTGCTACATTTGAACAAACAGTATATTCAAAAGGAGATGTAATAGCTTATTCAACTTAATATATGGCACTAGGAACAAAACAATCTGGTATATATAAAATAGAATCAAAACATAAAAAAGAAAGATTTTATATAGGCAGTGCATCTAGAATTGATACTAGATGGAATTTACATTTACATGATCTTAGGTGTAATAAACATGGAAATCAAAAATTACAAAATCATTATAATAAATATGGGGAGTCTGATTTATTGTTTTCTATATTATTAATTTGTGATAAGGAAGATTTAATTAAAATCGAGCAATATTTTATTGATTTTTATAATCCGTGGTTTAATATATGTAAAATTGCTGGTAGTTCTTTAGGTATAAAAAGATCAGAGACTACCAAAGAAAAAGTTAGACAAGCAAATTTAGGCAAGAAACAATCAAGAGAAACTGTCGAAAAAAGATTGAGGTCTAGAGGAGATGTTTGGAACAAAGGTTTAACTAAAGAAGATCCACGGGTTGCTAGATCTGTTAGAAATTTTCATGGAGTGAGAAAAGAATTAAGGAAAGGAAAATAAGTGGCATTAGGTACTTCAAATATTAGTTTAGGTTCAGTAAAATCTGAAATAGGTGAGAGTACTTATAGTCTTTTTGATATAGGTACATCTACTTTAATAAATAAATGGTCAAAGTATAAACCAATACGAGATGCTGGTGCAGGTACTAATTGGCCTACTGGTATTAATAATTTATATGGGTTAGATTTACCTGTTTGGGATAATACAAGTGATAGATTTGAAGATGATAATGGAGATTTAAGTGATGATTGGGATTATTTACATCCTCGTGGCGGTAGTCCTGGGGGGACTCCTGATGAACCAGCAAGGTTAGGAGATTTTAGGGGATATGAACACGATGATTCTTTAACCTGGCCACCGATGTATTGTAAAACTGACGATCAAGATGAAAATACTCCATTAAGTCCTGCACAACCTAGTGGTGGGTTTTCGTCTTGTACTGCTACAGGAAAGTTTAATGTTACTCCATCAAGTGTTAGAATAAAAGTTTCTGATTTAGGGTTAAGTAATTATTATTTTGGAGTTCTTGTAAAAACACCAGATAATGATTATTTTATAAAAACTAATTCAACAACAATTGGGAGTTCTAATGAAACTGTTGGTTTAGGCATTACTCCAAGTGTAACTTTAACTGATCCTACAGATCCAGAATCAACATATCAAAATTTACCTTATGGGGTTGGTAGTTATACTATGTATTATTGTATATCTTCTACTAATTATACTACTTGGACAGAAGATCCAACTGCAACAATTTATTTAATGCCGTCTGGAAGTGTTACTGATTTAACATATAAAAATTATTTTACTTTTATAGTAGAAGATTGGGTTTATACAGCTGATGGAAGTTTATATTGGACATATGATGATGATGCTTATGATGATTATGATGAGGCTACTATATATATGTCTGAAGATGCTGAACCTTTTACAGTAGATTTAGATGGAAATACTTGGTTAGAATATGATGTATATGCTTCAGATGGTACTACTAAAATAACAAGTACTCCAGCATTGTGGAGTAATGGGTGTAAATTAAGAATGTTTCCAATAAATGCAAATGGTGGACTAGTTAAAGAAGGTATTGTTTATGTAGATGGAACAAATTGTACACCATATCCTATAACAGTAACTCATCAAGCAGCTCCTGCGATAGTTACAGTTTATGCTGGTGATTCAGATGTACTTACAGTTTCATCAACTGATGGGCATGTTATTGGTGGGTTAAATATAGAATTTACACCTCATTATGTTCCAGATAATGATCCTCATTATGATGTTTGTTGGTATATTAAAGTTAATGATGGTGCTAAGGGTGAATATAGTTCTCTTACAACGGGATTAGCTTGTACTCAAGATACACATGAAAACATGCAATCTATTGGTTATGGTTCATTAACTTGGAGTGATGGTGATACAGTGGATGTTTATTTATATTATGAAGAAGCACCAGCTGTACCATAAATTTTTTAACAATTAAATATAATATAATATGGAATTTTTAATGGGATTTTTAGTAGGTGTTGTTCTTACTTTAGTAGTATTATTTGCTATTAAGAAAAAGAAAGATACAAAAGTTGTTCTTGATCCTAAACAATTTACACCAGGGCCTGAAAAAAGGCACAATATACCTGAAGTTTAGGTTTAGGTAAAAAATATTAAACAACTTAAAAAATGGAAAAGAGAATATTAAAGTTTACAGATCAAGAGTTGAATATTTTATTATATAGTCTTCAAAAACAACCTTTTGAAACGGTTAATGGTTTGATACTAAATATAGTAGAACAACTCAAGGCAGATAATGAAGTTAAAGTAGAAACTAAAACAGAATAATAAATGGCATTTGCTCCAACATTTACAATAGTAGAACAGGGGGATAACAAACTATTGACCATAACAGACTCTACTGGAACTGGTTCGGATGGTTGGGATGGCACCCCTGATGTTACACATATAAACGATAGTACTAATAATCTAACATTAGATATAACTATCACTTTATCAGATGGTACAGAAACAACGTATGATACTATCGATTTATATACATTAAATGGTGGTGGTTTTACCACTACAGAAGATTTAGTGTTTGAATTGGATTGTACAGATTTCACAGTTAGTGGTGTGGCTTTAGGAACTTCTAGTGATGAATTTCCTGACGGTGTTTATGATGTAACTTATGCATATCAGAAAGCTACTAATAATTATCATACAGATTATAGTATACTTATAGACGGTCAGGTTAAGACAGATTTATATGAGTTGTTAAGGACTATACCAACTGAGTATGAATGTGATTATAATCATGAGCGAGAGATATTAGATGTTATATTTATGAAAGGTTATTATGATGCTATGTTAGCTACAGCTGCGATTGGTAGAGATGAACAAGTAATAGAACAATTAGGTGTATTAGAAGCATTAGTAGAAGATGGCAGCAACAATACTTGGTAATTTAGGTACAGAAGATTTAACTGTACTTGGTGGTCCTGTAACAATATCTACAGGGTTAACTGTTACTACATTACCAAATGTTAGTCCTGTTGTTATAGATGTTACAGGTATTGATGTAGACAGTTATTGGCATTTAGATAGTGGTAAAATAACTCCTGAAAACTTATTATATAAAGTTGGCTTAGGTGCTGTTGATGCTGGTAATACTACTACAGACTATTTTCTTTTACTTAATTCAACTACTAATGAGGTAAAGAAGGTTATAGGGTCTACAATGTGTTTGGCAAGTCATACACAAGCGTGGTCTACTTTAACTGCTACACCTACTACTTTGGCTGGTTATGGTATAACAGATGCTGCAGCTTTAGTACACACTCATTCTTATCAAACTTTAGATGCAGACTTAACTGCTATTGCAGCTTTATCTGTCAATGGGTTTTTAAAGAAGACTGCTGGTACTTGGGGGATGGATACCAATTCTTATGAGGTTGCTTTAGGTAATCCTGCAGGGAATGGGTATATACTTAGTTCAGATACTAATGGGGCTAGGACTTGGATAGCTAATAATCATACAGGGGTATATGAACCTGTATTGCCTGCAGTGGGTGCAGATGGTTATGTGCTTAGTTCTGATATGGCTGGTAATAGGTCTTGGGTTGCTCAAGCCGGTGGTGGTGGTAGTGGTATGGCTATACACGCCAATGAATATCATAGTACATTGGATAATACAGCATTGTCTGGTACTTTAACATGGGGTGGTGTTCAATTAACTACTACATTTACGAAATTAAATTACTTAACAAGTGCTACCGGGACTACTGGTACGAATACTACTAATATTGTATTTTCAACTAGTCCAGCATTGACTACTCCTAATATTGGGGCAGCTACTGGGACTAGTTTAACTGTTACAGGGGACGTAATTGCTTATTCTGCATAACTATGGCTACAGCTGGTGAAATAACAACATATTTAAATAATATACTGTATGGTCAGTCAGTATATATGGATGATATAATGAAACGTGAAAGGTTAGGTTATTCTGATATGTTTCTTTATAGATTGAGGGCGTACATACTAGATTGTTATGTACAAATAATGGTAAGTTACTTTTCTCAAACTGACTACGATTCTGAAAATTTCTTTACTACCGATGAGGTTAGGGAAATAATAAATAGGATAAACATAATATGTGATTCTAATTATGATTTAGATTTATAACAAAACAAAATAAAATAAAATTAATAAATATAAATTATGGCATTAAGTACAACTAAACGATTTTCACACAAGGCTGCTCCATACGCTGCATTTTATAATGAAGCCGGGGAACCTCGTTTGAATGTTGAGGGTACTGTAGAAATTGCAGGTGTATCTGATATAGATATAAATGCACCAACTATAGACTCTTCTTGTTATATAGGGAAGTCTGCTGGGACCAATGGTGGTGATTTTGTAGTGGCATGGACGTCTGCTACAGAATTAACATTGAGTTCTTTCCCAGGGGCTATAACCGCAATATATGCTGCAGACATTGAAGCTATCAGACAAATAAATGTTGCTGGTACAGTTGTTGCAACATATCATAGGGATGATACTACAATGTTGATGACTGGGGCAGTTCTTGCTGTTACAGGGGCAGCATTTGCATCTGATGATAAATTTATAGTATTTACTAATATACCTAGGCCTGCTTCATCTGGTGCAGGCGGTGCTGGTGGTGGTAGTATTGTATATACTAATATGTCAGGTGACTTTGTAGCAACTATCACAAATGCTACTACTAATATTACAGTTACAGGTCTTCCTTTTACTTTGGAAGCTGGTCATGTTGTATTAGGTAGTTTAAAGAAGAAAGCAGTTACCACTAATGTGGTTACTACATTACTTCCTAGTACTGTTTCAGTAGCAGGTGGTGTTATTACATTAGGGGGGGTCACTAACTTTGCTACAGGAGATGAAGTATATGTTACTTTAATTGGTCCTGATAAAGCTTATGATCTTGCATTAGATAGTTCACAGGGAGTAGTACAGAATCCGGAATATGGTCACTATACTGGTGTTGAGACATTAATTAGTGAAACTAATCTTAGTACTATCCTTGCTACTGCAGATGGTGGTGGTGATACAGATACAATTGTAGATGCCGATGGGGCTTTTTCTGGCGCAAGTACTGCAGTTGGTTATATAGGTTATCAGACTACAGATAGTCAAAGTGCTACAGTTAATTCTGTTGCCAGTGCAACTACAGTAGAAACTACTACTCTAACAGGTGGTGCAACATGGGCTAGTAAAGCTTATAGTTTACCTAAAGTGATGAGATATGAAATACCTATGGAAGGGTATAATTTCTTATCTATGCATTGGCGTTTAACTACAGTTGCTAATCAAACAGTATATGTAAAATTATACGGTACACTTGATTCTACAGCTACCGCAGAGGCTGATACTAACTGGGTTGATTTAACAAGTACTTTACTTACACCAGGGGTATCTACAGGGGTTTCATGTACAGGGGCAGCTAGTGTTGAGGGCATTAAAGTATTAGATAGTCCTTTTACTATGCTTAAATATATGGTTAAACTTGTTGTTGAGAAATCTACAGCAGGTGCTCCATCAGGTTCGTTATTTACAATGTTCATTAAAAAATCTAGTTAATTATGAGTAAGTTAGGGTTTAGATGTTTTACATCTCCAGAAGTACCAGTGGTACTAACATTAAGACAACAGGTTGTTGCTCTTACTGATGAACAAAGACAATCTCTATTAGTTGGGTTTGAACAACGTATACCAGCTGCTCATCTTGATCATAAGCTAGGTTTGTCAAAGCAGATTATCGAGTATGTATATGATGGTATGGATGCTATTGAAGAGACTAGTAGACTATTAATGCGTGGTGAATATGTTACTACTCCAGCTGTATTAGACGGTAATGGTGTTGTAATTACACCTGCAGTATATGCTCCAGTTCCTACTACGCAAGTATTGTTACGTCAAGCTATCGCACCTTTATTTTCAGCAGATTATCCAGTTAATTTTTGCAGTAATGTGGTCAATGAAATGATTGCATGGTGTAAATATGATGGTAGTGGTACATTTGCTTTTTATAGAAACAATATAATACTTTAAGATATGAGTATATATACAAAATCATTACACAACGTTCCATTAGCAGATAGTACAAATAATGCTACTGTTGAGGATGCTGTTGGTAATAAGTCAGATACTGCTAGTACTACAGTTAATACTACTACTAGTATTGTAAGGTATATTAAAGGTCTATTAGGTCTTCATAATGTACCTACTGCAGACGTTGCTACTAATACTAATGTCAGGGATGTTGTTGGTAATAAGACAGATACTATTAAAGGTGATTCATTGGTTAGTTTCTTTAAACGATCAATGCCTATCATAGTAACTAAGACAAATGTTTGTAATGGTAATGGTGCACAAGCAGACAATTTATTTACAGTTACAGGTTATGTTGAGTTAGTTAGGATATGGGCTGAATGTACTCAAGTTACAAACGGTACTGTATTCTCTGGCAACTCCCTTGCTTTATATGATGGTACATTAACAATTGAATTAACTGATAGTGGTGCTCCACTTGATATGTCAGGTGCTATTGAAGCTGGTGAGATTATACTTAAGAATGGTGCATCAGCAACCGCAGCTTTGGTTGTTATGCATAATAATACAGGGTATGTTACAGATACTGCTATTTCTACAGGTACAACATTAACAAAGAAAACAGGAGTTACTACTTATATTCAACATATATTTACTGGAAACGCAGATACAAATGTTACATTAGTTTGGTATGCAGAATATAAGCCTTTATCAACTGATGGTGCAATTACAGCTGTTTAATAACTTACTTATTTACAATGAAAGAAAGTAAGACATGGGGTGAGAGACAATGCATCTTTAGGAGTTGCTTTAATGATGAAGCTACTGTTAGGGCTCAAGGTGGTGTACCTGTTGGATCTACTTTTGTTAATGGAACAGGTTTTATAGCAGGTAATGGTAGTTATATTACTTTTAACAGAAGACTTCCGAATGGAGTATATTCTATAAGGGCTAAGGTATTAAAAACATCTTTAGTATCTAGAGGATATGTTTTTGATTATAGGAATATAGGAATAGACGGTGTTGGACATTGTTATATTTCTGATACATCTGGAAGTTTAAGTGTTTCTAGCGGAACAAAATATGTTAATAATGTATTAAACGGATCTGTTGTAGCTGGTGTATGGTCGGAAATAGTAGTTACAGGAATTACGATCACTAATGGTACTGGTAATACTCCTATTGTAATTGGTTCTTATGCTAATCTTCTTAGTTATCCATTAGGCGGTTATATAGAACTCTTTGAAATTTACAATTACACACTAACATCAGATGAAGTATCTAACCTATATAACAACTCAAGATACAGAGATGTAGGTCTGAATAAGGATGAACAGTTAGGTCCTGAGTTAGTTGTTGATGGTGGTTTTGATACTCCTGCAAGTTGGACTTGTTCTGCTGGATGGTCTGTATCTGGAAGTAAAGCAAATTATGATGATGTAACTAATTCAACTGCTATAATAACTGCAGGTGGTATTAGTTTCACTGTTGGTAAAAGATATAAGATAACATATACTATTTCAGGACTTACTGCCGGTACTGCTGATTTCAGAATACAAAATCAAGCTCAAGTGTATTTTTTAGATGTGTTTGGAACAACTCTTAATAAGGCAAATGGTACCTATACGGAAATAGCATTATGTTTAGTTGCTGCAACAAATATTAGATTCAATGCTTATACTTCATCAGGTTCTGCATGGTCACTTGATAATCTCTCAATCAAAGAAGTTCTTGTTGAACGTACACGTAAAATCCTTGATGTTGATGCTTGTTGTGGGATAAGGAATAAGTTGAGTGGGGATGTGTATGGTAGTGAATTAGTTCCATTATGGAATACTTATGCATGGTGGACTACAGTTCAAGCGGGATGGTCATTTGTTGAAGGTGTTTCTGCAACTTGTAGTAGTGGTTCTCCTGTATTATATAAAGCTGCTGGTTGGACTAATGGAAAACGATATAGAATTATAATGACCATATCTGTAACTAGTGGTGGTATTACATTACCGTGGGATGGAGTTACTGGTGCAGCGAGTTATAGAACTACATCTGGAACACATACAGTAGATTATATCGCAGGAGATGGTAAATTATACATTCATACAAATTTATTTGTTGGTACTATTACTGCGCTTTCAATTAAAGAAATAATTCCATCAGTAGTCAATACAGCAACTACAGTACAGAAGATCAATGATGTTAATGCTATGTCATTCAATGGTACTACAAGTAAAATTGATTGTGGTAGTTATGATGGGTTGGTTGGTGATAAGACTATTGTTGCTTGGATGAATCCAATAATAAAAGTATCAGGTTCAAATTTATATTTTTCTAATAATAAATTTGTATTTGGTTCTACTACGGGTAGTAAAACATTATTAGTTTATAGTGATGGTGCAACTGCTGCTTCTTCATCAGCCATAATAAATTATCGTAATTGGCAGTTGATTATAATTACTAGAACATTTACTGGAATTACAAATATTTATATTAATGGTATATTAAGTGGTACCGCTAATCAATCTTCTGGTACACCTGCTGTTGGGACAGCAAATATTCATATAGGATTTAATCAATCAACAGGTCTATATTCAAAAGGTCTAATGGACAAAGTTCGTGTTGTTGATGGGATTTTAACCCCAGCCGAAATAAGTCAGATATATAGTAATGAACGTAGTAAATATTTAGTATAATGGCAAAAGTATATTCATCACAATATAGATTAGGTTCACTAGCTGATAAAGTTGATGGTTCAGTTGGGACTTTAACTAATGGTTCTTTTGTTAAAGGAGAAAAGGGACTTGCACTTAGATTTGATAGTACTGGTTATAATGTTATGGGTATGAAAATACCAGCAGGTAGTTCATATACTATTGTTGCTTATGCTAAACCTACTATACCAGCAAGTATTAATTATGCTGAAACAATTATTGGAAATGAATCTGGTGGTCCTTCTCAAGGAAGTTTTAAATTAGTATATGGTTGGTTAGTAAAAACGTGGACTTTTTACTATATTGATAGTGGTGTTGCAGCTAAGATATCAACAGTAACACTTAACTCTGATGGAAAATATACTTGTATTATATGTACTTATGATTCAACAACAAGAATAGGTACTATATATGTTAATAATTTGGCAGGAGTATCAAGTACTGCACTTGCACATGACTGGATTTATCCTACTGCTTATTATCCGGAGATAGGTGCTAATAGAAGACAAGATGGAGGAAGAGAACAATATTTTGAAGGTGAAATTGCTTTATGTGATTTATATGATCATGTCTTTACAGAATCCGAACGTTCACAAGCATATAAGGACTTTCTCAACTCTCATCCTATAGAAGATTGTAAGACTCCAGACTATCAGGCAATGAAGCCTACTGATCTTTCTATGGAGAAGGAGAATAAAATTATTGATATTGTTTCCGGATGGAATTTTATGGATGGTATCTGGGTAATAGCTACAGGATCAAGTTATATTACAGATAGTAATACTTTTGGAGCTAGTGGAGGTGGAGACGGTATTAAAAATCCAACTATTTTGTTTACGGTAGGAGTTACGTATAGAGTAAGAATGAGATTAAAAATTAATGTGGGAATTCAACTTAGTATTAGAGATTATACTGCTACAAATATATATTTGGTAATTACTGGAACTGGAAATTATGAAACCATAGATACAACTTTTGTTGTTTCCGCTATAGCAACTAACGGATTTAGATTCAGATTGACTACTACATCAGTTGTTGATATTGATTACATGACTATTGAAGGTATATATGGTCTTGTAGCCGCATATAACTTCATACCTAATGGTAATACTGTTGTAGATATATCAGGCAATGCAAATCCAATTACTTTAGTAGGAAATCCTGTTAGTACTAAAGATGGAATAAGTCTTAATGGCTCTACAAATTATGGTACACTTACTAACCCACTACTTTCTAATGTATATAGTGTTGCTTTTACTATTATTCCAAAAAGTAACGGCACACTGGTTTTATTTGGTAACAATTCAAGTAGTACACAATTTTTGAGAATTTCTGCAGAGAATTCATTAGTTCATAGATTAACAACAGGCGGAAATGCAACGTGTAGTATTGCTTATAAAGTAGGTATTAAAAATACATTTGTTATAACAAGAAATGGAACTACAACTCAGTATATATATGTTAATGGAATAAAATATACTATGACATTAGCCTCTAATGAGATATGGAGTGTTTCAAGGCTAGGAATAACAAGTAATATAACTGAACCTTATGTTTATAAAGGTGAATTTTGTGATCTAAGATTCTATAACAGGCAATTTACAGATCAAGAAGCTAAAGACTATCACAATCAATTTGCTAAACGTATAACACTTCAAGAATCATTTAAAGATGAAGGTGCTGATGGTGTTAGTAAGGTTCCGAGTGGTTGGTCTAAGGTCAGTGGTACATGGAAGATTGGTGAACATCAGACATCATTAACTGAATATGCTCCGTTTGCATCTCTTACTCCAAGTAATGGATGGGCAAAAGTTGGTAGTACTTTTGTATATACCACAAATGCCGCTCATTCTTATATCAGCAGGGTTACTTGTCTTACTACTGGTAAAAATTATAAATTAAGTTTTAGATGTGTTGCAAATCCTAATGGAACTGCTTTTAGAGCTTCGACAAGTTTAAACTATTCAGGAATCTTTTTTAATATGGTTCCAGTTGCAAATACTGTATATACATATCAAGGATCTGCATATGTAACAACTGGTATTTCTTTACAATGTACAACTGGGGAACCATCTGGTCTTATAATAGATAATATTTCAGTTACAGAAATTCCCCCTCTTCCAACATTTACTAATGGTACTAAATATCTTGAATGTGTTACTGCTGGTGTATTAGTAATACCAAGCAAACAAGCATATGGTACATGGGAATTTGATTGGTATAAAGGTGCTGATAGTAATGCATTACTTGTTTACTTAATTAATTCAAATGCTAAAGTTCCTGATAGTGCCATAGGTGCTTATCGTGCATATTTTACAAACGCAGAAAAATTTGAATTTAGTAGACATAATTTAGCAGCACCAATTACACTACTTTCAACAGCAGCTGCATATCTAACTATTAATACTTGGTATAGAGTTAAAATAACTCGTACTCTTGCTGGTGTTTGGACTGCATATATAAAAGGTGGTGCATTTGGTAATAATACATGGACTACAATTTCTGTTGCTGGTGGTAGTGGCACTAATCCTGTTACTGATAATACATATACTACGTCTGAATATATACTTGTTCAATCAACTGGTGCAGGAGATAGAGTTACTAATTTTGTTTTAAAAGAAGGAATAGAAGTATGATACTAAATTTTTATTAGGTTTAAAATAATGGAGAATGGAAAAGAAAACAAAAGATATGTGTACAGTACCAGATAGTGTATTAGCCACTCTACAGAAAGATATAGCTGAGATTAAAGTTGCACTTTTGGGGAACGAGTATAATCCAGAAGGTGGTTTACTTTGTCGTACGACAGAGCTTGAAAGGGACTTTGAAAAACTTAAGGCAAAGTATGAAAAAACTATGGCATATGCTATGGGAGCTGCTGCTGGTGTATCTATAGTAATTAGCATTACTGAATTTATCTTAGTGCAGTGGGTTTTTAAGCAGTAAAGTGTTATAACATGGATATAGTATTGCATTGTAGTGCAAGTAAGTTTGGGAACGCTGCACTCATAGACAGTTGGCATCGTGAACGGGGATTTACTATGATTGGGTATCATTATGTTATACTCAACGGGTGGATAGGTTCCAAGAAATATCACAAATGGTTTGATGGTGCTATTGAAACAGGCAGACCTATAGATGATGATAAGGATTTTGAATGGGATGAAATAGGCGCACACACGCTAGGTCATAATGGTAGTGTAGGTATATGCATCATAGGTGATAGTAATTCATTTACTGAAAAACAAATTGAATCAGTAGAGTTACTACTTAACGTTTTAAAGAAACAGTTTGGTGATATTAAAGTATATCAACATTCAAACTTTGATCCTGTTAATAAACCTTGGTGTGCAGGTTTAAGTAAAGAACAAATGGAAGAATTTAATAATTTATAATGAAACTGTTACAAGGATTTATTCCAAATGGGAGAAGTAGAGCAAAACTTACAATCGCTTGTTTGATTGCTAACTTTGCTATTGCTATAGTGGGTATAATTTTAAAATCAGATATGTCAGATATTGGCACTGGTTTAGCTCTTCTTAACGCCCCACTATATACGTATATATTAGGTCAATCAATACGACCTTCTAAAATAGAAGAGGTAGATAATAATAATTTAAATAAAGATAAAAATGAGTAGAATTAAACAAATTAAAGAGGGTTTATTAAATAAGCTTGTCTGGACTACACAGAATAATGTTAAAGCTAAATTAAGCTTTGATGGTACTGTGTTTGAAACAGATAAGGCTTTAAGGTTACCTGATGGTAGTGCGGCAGCTCCTTCGCTATCTTTTGATAGTAATCATTTCTGTGGTATTTTTTCAACTAGTAACTGTGTGAATTTTTCTACAGCTGGTTGTGAAAGGGTTATCATAGATGGTCAAGGTGATATTGACATATTTGGTGGAAGAGGTATAGAAGGTGGTCCTGCTGCTTTAGGTGGTTTTTGGGCACAGTTTGCCCCATTAGCAACTACAGATGATATTGCTGGTAATGTGGGTGGGGCTATTCCTATTACTACTTTTTGTACTACAATTAGTTCAGATGCAGGTGGGGATGCTTTCACATTAGCAGACGGTCAAGTGTATGGTCAATTAAAGAAGATACATTTTTATGTAGATGGTGGTGGTGATGCAGTTGTTACTGGTAAATTTGGTACAGCAGGAACTAGCACTACTCTTACTTTTTCAGATGCTGGTGAATATGCATTGTTATGTTGGAATGGTACTGGTTGGGTGGCATTAGAATTATATAGTGTTATAACTGTTGCACACAGACCTGCTATTACATAGATATGAGTAAAATACAAACATATTTAATTGCTGGTGCAATTACAGTATTGTTGGGTTTAGGTTTTTGGGCCGGGTGGAAATCCCACTCGGCTTTAAAACCGTGTCCTATTATTACAACAGATACTATAACTATACCTGATACTAATTGGTATCACTTAGAAGATTCTTTAGAGTTAAATATAAAGAATTTAAAAGCTCAAGTTTATTACTGGAAGAATCATCGTGATACAATTGTGTTGCCGGGTGATAGTGTTCTTATCCCAGCAGATGTTGATACGGCTGCTATATTGAAAGATTATTTTGCTATTTATAAATATGGATGGGCAAAACAAGACTCTAATATTAGTATAGTAGATTCTGTTACTGTAACGCAGAATACTCCTATTGCACACAACATAGATTACAAATTAAATAAACCATTTACCACAATTATAAATAATGTGGATAATAGTATAAGCTACAATAATTATTTACAGTTTGGCGTTGGTCTACCTGTGTATAGAATTAAAGCTGATAGTACTGAATCTGTTAATTTAAATAATATTAGATTAGAGTTAACATACGTATTTAAAAAAGGTTATGCCGGAATAGATTGGCAACCAAATACAAATACTATAGAGGCTAGACTAGGTACTACGATATTAAAATTTAAAAATAAGAAGTAATGACTTTTGTAACTCTTAATACTATAATAACAGATATATTAAATATATTAAGGCAATCTAATGTTGCTGATACAGAAACTATATCTAAACGTAGAATAGAAGATAAGATTCATCAGGTTAGGGCCTTATTACTAAAACGAGATTTAGATAAAGGTAAGAAGCCTAACCCTGATTATATACAAGAAATTGGTAATTTAAAACTCGAGAAGGTAGAATTAGCAGGGGATGATATTACTTCTTACGGTGTAGAGACTGGTACGTATATTTATAGGACTGCATTAGAAATACCTAAAACCCTTGATTTAAATTATGCATCTGGTTTCATGTATGTAGGTACTCCAGTGGGTGATGAGATACAGTTTATTCCTGAAGGTAGGTCTAGGTGGCAGAGGTACAAAAAATATACACCGTCTGATAAGATGGCATTTCTAAGAGATAACAGATTATATATTATTAACCCAGAGGCAATACAGTTTATTACAGTTCGTGGTGTGTTTGAGATCCCTTCTGAGGTTAGTAGATTTGTGAATCCTATTACAGATCAACCTTATTTTGATTATGATTCTAAATATCCGATACCAATAAACATGTTATCAGATTTAAAGAACCTAGTTATACAATCTGAATTTAAAGTAGAATTATCAACACAGGCTGATGTTACAAATGACTCAGCAAACAATCCACAGTAAATGTTTTTTTCCAGAGGCAAAAATAAAGTACAGGATCTTCATAACTTGAAGGACTCTTATGTACATTACATAGATAATTTAGATGATAATAAAACTTATGAGGTGGGGTATGAATTATACAGAAGTATTATAAGTAGATATTATAAATTATTAATGTTTGAAATATTACATGGATATGAATTTCGTTTACCGTTTGGGTTTGGTTATATGAATATTATTAAGCGTAAAGTTAATATACATTCTTTAACTAGATTTGGTATAGATTGGACAGAGAGTGTTAAGAACAAGAAAGTTATATATTATTTAAATTCTCATTCTAAAAGTTATATATATAGGTTTAAATGGGCGAAGGAGACATCTAAAATCCCTAATCTGTATTTCTATAAGTTTGTTGCGTCTAGGGAAAACAAACGTGAACTAGCACGTATAATTAAAAATCGTGAATGTGATTTTTTTGAAGGATAAATTATGATTTACAAAACTACAAGTATTAAAAGAGTTATATCTAAGGTGTTCACCGATCTTGATTTACAAGAAGGTGACCACAGGGTATCTGACATGATTGAGTGGGTTGGCGAAGCTCTTGAAAAGATTGGGGCATTTCCTGCATTTGTTAACAAGGTTACAGGTAAAGATGGTAATCCTATTCTTGTTGTGTCTGGGTATCAGACAAAACTCCCTAATGATTTTCATAGGTTAATTCAGGTTAGTTTTTCTACAGTGGAGTCAGGTCCTTATTATCCAATGAGATATGCAACTGGTTCTTTTGATTTTGGGTCAGTAGTGAATACCACAAGTGACACAGAAGCCGTTTACCCAGAATCTGCTTTGATTTCATTAGCAATGGATCTGTATGATCTAGATTATGAAGATGCCTTAGCTTATATTAATGCACATTCCAACATACGATCTATATTGAATTCTTTGTTAGCTCAGTCTGGTACATATAGTACTACAAATGAACAAGACGATTTATTGAATACAACTATTGATTATACTTATTTAATTACAGATAATTATATAAAGACTAATCAAGAGACGGGTTATATAATGTTGGCTTATCAAGCTATACCGACAGACAATAATGGTTACCCTTTAATACCAGATGATGCATCTTTTATGGAAGCATTGTATTGGTATATAGTAACAAAATTATTATATCCACAATGGAAACTTGGCACGATTAGAGATGCTGTGTATTATGATGCTAGGCGTTCTTGGAATTTTTATTGTAAGCAGGCGTATGGTAATGCATTGATGCCTAATAAGGATCAATTAGAAAGTATAAAGAATACTTGGTTAAGGTTAGTACCGGAGATTAATGAACATGCAACAGGCTTTTCAACGTTAGGTGAAAGGCAGAATATATATGATGCCAATTAATGGATGTAATTAATACATTTGTAGGTGGGATGCGTAAGGACATTGACAAATCGTTGATGTCTAATAAGACGTATTTAGATGCGCATAACTTTCGTATTGTAACAACTAAAGGTTCAACAAGTGGGTCCTTAGAGAATATCAAAGGTAATATTGTGTTGAGCACAGGCGATGTTATAACATCTGGTCAACGTATTATAGGTTCGTGTGAGATTAGGGACAAGCTTGTATTGTTTACTACTAATAATTTAACACCGGGTACACCGGCTAGTGGTACAAGTAAAATATATGTTGCTGAAATAAATTTAATTACAGAGGCACAAACTTCATTAACTTGTATTTATGATGATAATTTAAATGCAGGTTTGGGTACATCAGACTTTCTTAATTTTAGTGTAGCCTACCCAATAAAAGCTGTATGTAGATATGAAACTCCAAATATACAAAAAGTGTATTGGACAGACGGTTATAATAATGTTAGGTTTTGTGACATCGGTAAATATTTAACTGTAGATGGTGAGGCTTATGTAAACCCTGGGGATTATATGTCCGTAGACAAGTTTGAGTTTTTACCAAAGTTTGTTGGGTCTAAGCCAACGTTGTCTAATATAGTAGGGGGTAAATTAAGGTCTGGTATAGTTGCGTATTCATACCAGTTATACAATTTGAATGGGGCTGAGACTTCGTTCTCTCCAACAAGTGATCCTTTTGCTGTTACGTCGTGTAATGATTTTATGTCAAACACATTTACTTATCGTGGTGATAGTGAAGAAAAGAATACAGGAAAAGGGTTTATCATATCAATAAATAATACAGCAAACACAGGTTATAATAGGTTAAGGTTAATTCGTATAGAGTATTCGGCTATTAATGAGTTACCAAAGATTTATATATGTAACGAAATAGAAATAGATACTGCAGGTAGTACTGTTTTAATTACAGATATTGGTGATGTAATCGGGGAGCTTACAGTAGATGAATTTAATATAATATCTACTGAATTGTTTTCATGTCAAGACTTAGCAATAAAGGACAACAGATTGTTTGCTGCTAATATTGAGAAGTCAGATTTTACTGTTGATAGTTTTGATTGTCGTGCTATAAGGTTTAGGGCTGGGGAAGTACTATCTAGTTCTGATATAACTAATTCAATAGCTGCTATAGACCATGCTGATTCTGAAGTTACTATTTCTAGGCAAGGAGATAGCACCATATTAGTTACAATTACAACTGCTAGTACATATTTAGGTATACCATCAGGTCGCACTGTTTTAGATGGTATAGGCACAGGTAATGGTTTTACAGCAGTTGCTACAGTCAGAACTGTTGGTAATGTTGTATCTGGTGTATGGTATGATGCAGCTAGCAATCCTACAGGTTATTCTTCTACGGTTGCAGAAACTTCTCTTGCATTAGATTCTTATACAGCTGCTACAGATACTTTAACATTTACTGCAACTACTATTGGTTCTGCTTATTTTGGTCCAGCGTTTTGGAGTATACATTATGGGTTTGTATATGAAATAATATTTACATATAATTATACTTATGATACATCATATGAAGATGCGTATCTTTATGATACAGATGGTGTAAGTTCTATAATTATAACGAAACCCACAGACCCTGATGTTGTAGCAGATTGGAACACAGCAGGGTGGACTAATTATACATCAGATCACGATGGTATAAATATATATAATAATCCTGACAATGATGGTGATTATTTATATCGCTATGTGTATCAAGGAGACTGTCAAACTATAGGAGCGGAAGGTCCTAATGTTAAAATAGATTTTGAGACAGAGTCTTTTGTATTAGACTCTTCTGGTAATGATGCAATATTTTATGCATCAACTCCAGGTACTGGTGTTAATACATCGTATACAAACTATGCTAGTGTTTGGCAAGGTGGTAAATTATCTTGGCAACGTGATGAGATATATAGGTTGTATGCTGTGTGGGGTAACGATAGGGGGCAATTATCAGATCCTAAGTGGATTATAGATTTACGTATGCCTAGTTTTCATGAGGCTGATTTTACTAACAGCTCTAGTGAAACTGTTAAGGCCAGTGTTTTAGCAGATATAAGTGGTACTACTGTAGTATCATATAGGCTGTATCCACGAATACTTTTTAAATCATTTCCAAGTAATGCAACTTGGGTTCAAGTGTATAGGGTTAAAAGAGATCGTGCAGATAGGTCTGTTGTTACACAAGGTCTAGCAATACCAACTAATAATGCTGCTGAGGAATATACTGCACTAGATTTAGATAATGTAATATTAGCAACAAATGGTATAGAATTAGTAAAACTTGTTTCACCAGAAATAAACATCAATAAAAATATAGCCAAACAAGCTAATGATTATATTGAGTATATTACTCATTTTTATGGGACTCCTGGGACTACTACTGTTAAAACACCTAGTACTACAGATGGTTATTATAGATATATTCATAAGTTAAAAGAGAATACTCGTGTAGCATACACAGTAGGTTGTAAGAGTGTTGTAAATGATGCTATTGCTATATTACCACACTCTGCTAGTACAGAAGATGTTACAGTAGATGGAAAACAATATACTAATTATCATTCTGCCCATGCTAAAGGTTCTACAGGTCTATTAATATCTTATGATAATGAAACATGGGCTGCGGAAGGGGCAAGATATGTTTTAGTTAATTATAAGTCAGATAATTATGGTTCACAGTATGGTGGGTACACTTTTGAAGACAGGGCTTATAATGTATCTATACCTTGTTCTGATATAATAAAATATAATCAAGTTAGTACTTGGTTTGACATTGATGGTGGGGATACATTTATAAATTATTATGATGTGTCTACCTTCTTGTTTGATTTAGCACAAGCTGATAACGGGGCGTCTTTTTCAGAATCAGCATATGTACCATTAGAGAGTTCTGTAAATTGTGATTTAAGGTATGATGATAGTCAAGCACACTTAACTTATTCAAATACAGACGCCACACTTAGGCAAGAGTATGCTGGTACACACGTATTATCGGATGGTAGTGAATATATACAAGACAAAGATTTGTATTTATATAATACGGTATATTCTCAATTGATAGACATTAAGTATGCTATATCATTACCCTCAGATGCTGTTATAGAGACAGATTTTGATTGCATGGTTAAGGCATCTAATGTTAAAGATAATGGTGAACTGTCTGATTCGTGGACTAAATTTGGAGTTAATGAGTTTATAGAAGTAGAGACTTCTTATGGGCCAATTAATGCATTGTCTAATTTTAATGACAGGTTAATATATTTTCAAGACAAAGCCTTTGGTTTATTGTCAATCAACGAACGTTCATTAATAACAGATCAAGCATCTGCTGCTTTAGTTTTAGGCACCGGGGGGATATTAGATAGGTATACTTATGTTGCTAACCAGACAGGCTGTAAAGATAAATTTAGTATATGTAATTCTAAATCTGGTTTGTATTGGTATGACAGGTTAATTAATTCTATATATAGATATTCAGATACACTTATTAATTTAACTAAGGTTAAAGAGTTACAGTCTTATTTAGACAATTCTACTGTTATAACAAGTGCAGCAAAAGTATTAAGCTATTCTGATATTAAAAATGATGAAGTTTTATTTACTTTTTATCAAGAAAGTGCAACAAGTGGGTTCACTATTTCGTATAATGAATTAGTAGATGCATACGTTTCATTCTATGATTTTATACCTACAATATATATACCTTTTAATTTTAGGTATTTGACTACTACTAATAGTTATTATTGCAGTTCTGATTTTAACAGAGACCGTCTATTCCTGCACGATAGTTCAACATGGGATAGGTGTTATTTCTATGCCCTTACTACAGGGGTTGCAGGAAAGTATGTGGATTCTACATTGAAGTTATTATTTAACCCTGAGTATGAATATACTAAGGTGTTTGATAATTTCTTTTATATATCTAATTCATATTCAACTACGGCTGATATATTTGCAGATACGTTTGCAACTGTTAGGTGTTATAATGATTATCAGAATACAGACTATATTACATTAACCCCTACAACTAATATTAGGCGTAGGGAGCGTGGGTGGACTTTAGCAGTACCACGTAATGCTGTTAATGCTAACGTTAGTACTAACCCTGATATATTCAGTGCACTTGATCAATCACAAACATTCAAAGAGCGTATGAGGGACAAATACCTTATATCTGATTTTACATATGACAATGATGGTACATATGATAGGTTTGTAATATCTAATATGGGGCTACGCTATCGCAGTAGCATAAGGTAATGGCAATACATATTAAAAAAAGTAAAGTTGGTTCTTTGCACAAACACCTTGGCGTTAAGAAAGGTGATAAGATACCAGCATCTAAATTAAAGGATAAACCCGGTGATTCTAAGGCTGTTAAAAAGAAAAAAGTATTTGCTAGGAATGCTAAGAAGTGGAAACATCCAGAAGGTGGTACAGTTCGTCCAACTAAGACTTCTATGGTAGTTAGTAATAATGTGTGGACTCCACAAACTAGGCAAAGTATATATCCTTTATTAGCTAAGGCTGGTATGGTTGGTCATGGAGCTGATAGTTTAACATTAGACCAATGGAATAAACTTATACCAGAAGATACAATGAAATATATGAATAGAGATAAAGGGTTTGATTATACTGTTGGTAATACAGCTAATCCTGGCGGAGTTAAATACTGGTCTATGGATTTAGTACCTAATATGCAGAGTTATGTACCAAATAGTAATAGTACTAATTATTTAACAGAGAGGTCTAATACTAAATATCCTGGTGGTGGCCAAGTTATGAGTGGTATAGGTGGTGTATTAGGTGCTATACCAACACCATATACACAAATTGCTGGTGCAGTTCTTAACTTTGGTGGCATGTTGTTATCTGGTAATGAACAGAAGAAGGCTGAAGAAAAAGCAGCTTTACAAGATTACCAGACTAGTGCACAGAATGCAGCTAGGTTATCTAACAGTAAAACACGTAATCCGTTTACTACTACATTTGCATATGGTGGTCTTGCACCTAATGGTACACCTATTGAAGTTGAAGATGAAGAAGTTATGCGTAATCCAAATGATGGTAGTATGGTTGAGTTTGATGGGGCTACACATGCACAAGGTGGCATAGATGTAGAAGCAGAACCAGGCTCACAAATATTTGGTAATTTAAAAATTAAGTCAGGTACATACAAAGGTATGGAATATAAAGAAGCTGCTCAAGTTATTAAGGATAAGATTGCTAGGTTACAAAAAAAATTAGATAAGTAATGGCAACATTGATTGATAAATATAGTATAGAGAAAATGATTGATCGTTATCAGAAAGAGTTAGATCAATTGTTTGCAGAACAAGAAACTTTAAAGGTTAAGGCTAATCCATTTAGAAGACTTAAGGCTAAAGGTGGTTTAGATGTACCAGAAGATTATAGATTTAATACAGCATATAATGCAGATGATTATATAGCATTAGAAGAAGGTAATAATCCAGGGATACAAAATGTTGGTCAGTATTTAAATACAGCAGAACCTACACAATCCCCAAAAGGTGTTTTTAATTTTAGGGATAAATTTGATATATTTCTTGCTAATGCTGCTGATAAATTAAAAAATGCTGATTGGGATAAGATAGGTAATAGTGCTATGCAAATGGCATCTCCTATGTATAATATAGTAAAAGGTTTATCCAAACCTACTAAAACATTACCTAAGTATAATCCTTACAATGATTATATAAGGTCGTTGATGAGGAATAGGCGATTTAATATTGATCCACTGCTTAATAAGAATTTAGTTGCAAATGCTGTTGCAAATAAGAATATAAGTAATGTTGCTAGGTCTCGTGGGGAGTTAATGAGTAACCTTGGAGCAGCACAGAATTACCGTATGACAGGTGATATGGCGGCATACGCACATAAGGATAACATGGATAATCAGTATATGGCAGAAGAAGCACAGATGGATTATGGTGTAGGTCGTGATATATCTCAAATGGATTGGGGTACACAGATAGCTAATGAACAGAATAAGGCTGCAAGGAATCAGTTTTTAGGGCAGGGTATGGTAGACTTTGGTCAGTTTGCTCAGGTTCAGCAGCAAATGAAAAATCAGAAAGGTAGGGATCAACAATTAGCTGGTATATGGCAGGATTCTTATCCGTTTATGTCTCAGTTTATGCCAAATGTTCAAAGCATTGTAGACTACGCCAATCAACTTAAAACAACATAATATGCAGACAAATCGATTTGAACAACCTCTAGCAGCACAATTTGTAAATACATACGTGCCTATACCATTTGAGCAGATGATGCAAGCTGGTCAGATGAAGCAAGAGAGATATGATAAGGCTGCCGGGGCTACAGATGCCCTTATAGGGGCAATGGATGATATTACAGCAATACCTAATTCTGCAGATGAACTTCGTGCTAAGGACTATGCTAATAAAATGCGTTCAATACGTGACAAGTATCTTACAAGAGATTTGTCTGACCCATTTGTACAGCGTGAGTTAAGTAATGAGATCAACAATAATATTAATAAAGAAGATATAAAACATATACAGCAGTCATACCAAGGTTATTTAAATTATAATAAAATATTATCTGACTACGCAGCAAAGGGTGTAGATCCTCCACCGGAAATGTTAGAGAGATTTAGTGGTTATGATTCTACTGTTAAAGGTGTATTTACAGGTACTCCACAGCAGCAATTAGATGTTTATGGTGATACTAGGAAGTTCTTTGAGGACATGGAAATGCAGTATCAAGGAGTTGTTGATTTGTCTCCTGGTGTTAAGGGACTTAAGCACGCAGTAACAGAAGAGCGTATATTAGAACATGCTAAGAATAATATAGGTGCTTATATGGCGTTACCATCTGTTAGGCAACATGTAGAGGTAATGAAAAGGCGTGGACTTGATGAAGGTAAATCTCGTGAGCAATTAGCTTTTGAATATGTACAAAATCATGCACCTGAATTTGCTAGGTCTGCTGTTAGTAATCCATTTGAAGACCCGAATTATGTACCTGGTGGTGGTACAGGTAATCCTACTGGTCAGTCAGAGCCAGAAACATTTGGTAGAGGACCTGCCGAAGGGGAAGACTTTAAGAAACGTCAAATGATGAAGGATTATAATAGTCTTGTTGAACGTTATAAAGAAGGGGATACTTCTGTTAAAAATGATATAGACGAGATTGAAGCAGCTTGGGCAAATGCTGGAAATGTTCCTAGAGAGGGTTCTAAGACTACACCAAATGAAAATATTGAGAGGTATCAAACAGAAGGAGAAGCGTTGTTTCAAGCTACATTAGATGTTTTAGTTGATAAAGGGATGCCAGAAGACGAAGCTTTTCTTTATTTAGAATCTAATGCGTCAGAACCTTTAATAAATATGTATAAGAGTGGTTCTAAAGCAGGTGTAATGTATATTAATGATCCATTACTTAAAGGTAAGGTAGAAAATATTGCAGATGCTTATAGGCTTAATTATTTTTCTAATCCGTTGATGCCAATGGAAGATAAGAAACGCAAAGAAATTTTTAATGAATATCAAAAAGCCAATTTATCCAATGAACAAATATTAGCAGATTATGTAGGTAAGTCTAATGATTTGACTAAGAAAATTTCAAAAGAGCAAGACAACATAGAAAAATATAAGTTACAAGAATACAATAAGTTACAGCCTACACAAGATACATATACTATTGTTAATGGTATGTTTGCTTATAATAAAAATATAGGCGCTTTTGAAGGCACTTATTTTGACAAAAACGGGGTATCTAAAAAGTATTCTAGTATATCTAGTAAAAAGGTAACTGATACTATTTATAATCCAAATAATTATGAAAAATCCTTCTTTGATGAAAAAGGTAAACCTATTAAAAAATCTGAAAAAATTAAAGAAGCAATAGCAAATAGTTCTGGTTTTACAATTACTGGGTTGGATAATAATGTAACAGATTCTCATAAGGCTAAAATAAAGATTAATATGCTTAACGAAAGTGGAATGCCTAGTGGTAGTAATTTTATAGTAGAGATACCTTTTGATAGTGATAAAGAATTATCAAGTTTTGTTAGAGAATTAACTAACAGGAATCAAACTAAAACAAAATTTCAACAACTCACAGTACCAAGTGTAAAAGCGGCTTTAGATGGTGTAGCTATATATGATGGTGAAGAAATAAGTCTTACAAAATTGGGAGCAATAGGGGAATCTCCTAACAATAAAATAGTATTTGAAAGGTATGGACAATCTCCTTTAATAATGCCAGTTTTAATAAAAGATGGTATACGTCAAGAAATGACTAAGCAACCAGTTGGTTTAAAGAATTTACCTTTTGCCATTACTAATTATTTATACAATATTATTTAATGTAAATGAATAATAACATATTAAAAAGTCCTCAAGGAGAAATATTAAACGACACTCCCTTGGGTACTGAACCTATAAACTCTATGACAGGGTTAGAGGAAGGTCCAAAATTTAAAATAGATGTCGACAAATTTAAAAATGCAGGAGCATTATCTCGTCAAGAGCTTATAGGTCGTATACATACAGACGATGTAGAAATACCTAAAGCTGTTTATAGAATTTTGGATGATATGTATCACCCCGAATTCGATCCCGAGTATAATGCTATTTTGCTTTCTAGGGAACAGACTAATGCTGGTAAATTTGTTGCTGCACTCAATCAAGCCGTTGTTGGTGAGATGTTTGCAGGTACATTAGAAGGGTTATCATATTTGGTAGATCTTCCTATGATGGTGGATTTAGCAGAGGGTACTGAACAAGAGTTTGGTAATGCTTTAACTGATTTTGCTAAAGGGATTAAGGGGTGGACTCGTGAGGCTACTCCTGTATTTACAGATCCGACAGCACCTAAATTTAATCCTACATCTTGGGAATGGTGGATGTCTAATGCTCCGTCCATTGCGTCTAGTATATCTTTAGCATTACCTGCAGTAGGTGGTATGAAAGCCTTATCTGCGGTTGGTAAATTGGTTGGTATGACTGGTAAGGCTGGTAAGTATAGCAAGTTATTTAGTACTGCTACTGGTCAGGCCATTATGTCAAGGCACATGGAGAGTTTGATGGAAGCTAGTGGTGATCATCAACAGAATATTGAAATAGCTAAGCAAAAATTGTATCAGAAATATGCTAATCAAATAGATTCTGAGATTAAATTATTACCTGTATTTACTCCGGTGGACCCAGAATTAGGTCCTAAGCCAGGGCAATATACACAGGAACAATATCAAAAGGATTTAAATAGAATAAAAAACAAATGGGAGTCTGTTGTATCAGAAGAGGCTTCTAAGATTGCTGCAGTGTCAGCTTCTAATACTTATGCTAAAAACTGGGTTATGTTATTACAAGACATACCAGAGTATATGTTATTAGGTAGGCTAATTAAACCAGGTGTTAAAGGTATAGCAAAAGAGGCAGTTGAGAATTCTGCAGAAGTTGCTAAGCGAGTTGGTATGGATATGCCAAAGTTCTATGCCAGTAAGGTTGCTAAACAAATAGGCAACATGGCTGGTGAAGGGTTGGTAGAAGAAAATTATCAGTTCTTAGTAAATAAGCAGTCTGCTAATATGATAGCTAACTTGGATAATCCTGAAAAGAAGAATTCGTTAGTATCTGTGTTAGGAGATGAGTATGATAATGGTGAACTTTGGACTAATATATTTTTTGGTGCTTTAGGGGCTGGTGCTATGCAAGCTACTATGGCAGGTCTAAATGCTAAAGCGTTTTCAGAGGCTGCAAAGACTAAGATTAAGAATATTAATACTTGGTCTACATTAATGTATAAACTTAAATCTGATTATGTAGCAGCTGAGGAACTTGGTGATGAGGCGCTGAAAGAAGCAGCTATACAGAATTTTGTAGCTGCTACAGGTCTTAAGTCTATAGAGCTAGGCAATAAGGAGCATTTACTTAATATGATAGATGCTTTAGCCAGTGGTGATGAGAATGTGTTGCTTAATTATGAAATGGAATCTGGTACTAGGTCTTTCATGAAGGGGCATAACGAAATAGCTACAGACTTAAAGAAATCTATAGAGAGTATAGATAAGAAGTATAAAGATGCTATGCTTGAAGTTGTTGGTAAGGGGGTTGAAGAAAACAAAGCCAGACCAATAGCTAGGTCAATTGCACATGCTAACCACATGTTAGAGTTTTTAAATGGCAAACAGAAGCAAGCACAGGAGAATTTAAAAGGGTTACAAGTATTAGGGTATAATACACCAACCCCAGAGAATGAACAATTATCTATAGAAGGTCAACAAATATTTGCAGCACGTCATGAGAAAGATGTACTGAATAAAAGGATATCTCAGTTAGATAAAAGGGCCGCTAATAATAGGGCTACAGAAGCTGAGAAGAACTCTTTAGGTAAAATAAAACAGGGTTTACAAAAGAGAGTTAAGGAGATAAGTGATGAAGCAAAGGAGCTTGGTAAAAGCCCTAATGTTTCAGAAGATCAAAGGGTTGTTGATAAAAAACTACTTGGTACAGAAAAGAAATCAGGTGTTATATCTCAGTCTGATGTAAGTAATTATTTAAATGCACAAGAGGCATTAGAGTCTTACAACGTTGGTATTGAAGAATTTAAAGACCAATTAGAGCAAGCTAGGTTAACAGCAGATGAATTAGGTAAGAAGAAGCCTGATAGCAAACCTACTACACCAAGCAAACCTACAACAGAGGATGATGGTAAAGTATTTAAAGGTAGTGTAGTTAGCTACAAAGATCCTGAGACAGGTGAAGATAGACTTGGTGTTGTTGATGAAGTAGAGTACGCTACAAAGGACTCTAAGGGGCAAGATATTGTACCAAAGTTAGAAAGTGCTGATAATTTTTACACTGTAACATCTTTAGACGAAAGGGATAAAGGTAAACAGGTACACTTATCAGGACTTAGTATAAAGCCTGTATCTCCAGAAACTGTTAAAGAGATAGATAATGGGTTAGCAGAGGATGATACCGATGATTGGGATGCTTATGTTAAATCTACAGTGTTTGGTGCAATAAGTATCAAAGATGCACACAGGCGTAAAACAAACACCCACAAATCGCCTAGTCAAGAGTCAGAGAAAGGTCTGATGGAATTTGTTTCATGGGCACATTATGAAGATGTGACCGATGAAGAGGCTAAAGAATTAGTAAATAATGGTCAGACACCTAAGCTTATTATACGTAATGAAGGTTTTAATAAGTTTATATCTAATCCAGAAAATCAGAAATATTTAGATAATGCTACTGCAGAATTTTCTATTGATGTAGAAAACAAAGATTTTAAGGCAAAGTTAAAGGAGTGGAAGTCTGAAAAAGGTCTTCATAAGAATTTACCAAAAGGGTATGTTGAACTTATAGAGGAGTTCTTAAAGGGCAAGAAACAATTGTCTGCTGAGAATTTAAAAGTATTATCGTCTATACCCTCTTTTTATGGGGAACTCCCTATATCTGTTAGGTTAACTATAAATGGTAAGCCGTTTACAGAGGGGTTATATCTTCATACATTAAGTAAAACGTTAGGTTCTTTAACTAATAAAGACGTATACAAGGCTTATAAGGATATGCGTCTTGCTATTGTTAAGCATCTTATTAAAGGAGATAAAATATATACCAAAGGTTTATCAACAAACCGTGGTAATCCATTAAACATAGACAAATCTAATTCTGTTGATTCTCGTAAACGTAATGTTGCAGAAACATTAAAAACACCGGTTAATGAATTAGAATTATATGTACTTAAATCATCTACAAAGTTATCAAAGCAGATACGTAGTGCCAAGACACCGGATGAAAAGGTAACAGATGAATACGAAAACCCTAGGTTAGTTAAGTCTGCAGAAGAGACAGTGGTGATGGATTTTAATTCATCTTCTACTGGTTCTGTGTTTGCTAAGACTAGTTTAACAGTTAATGGCAAACCTTTTGCAGTTAAACTAAACAAGTCGTTTGTTTCTCGTGATCATGCGTTTCTTTTATTCCATGCCTTTAGTAATTTAGCTAAGAGTGAAGTACGTGGGTTAGGCAAGATAGTTCCTAGAACAGATGAGAAGTCTGGTAAGGATGATATAGGTTATTATAATACACCACTTGGGTCTACTAAGGAAGATAAAGAGGGTGAGAATGTTATTGATAATATCTCTGCAGGAGAATTATTAGATCTGTTAGTTGTACATGGTGAAGAATTAACTAATCCAGATAGCGAAAGGTATTCTGGGGTTAATGAATATAAGCGTATGTCAGAAAGGCACAGATTTGCTTTGAAAAACAAGCGGCTGTTTCTTAAACGTGGATATGATGATAAGGGTAATATAAATGCTGTTTACTTGTGTTATGGTGTATCAGTAGAACCACACCCAATAAATACTTCTACACCGGGTACTACAAAGCTGGTTGATTATAATGTTATTGATTTAACGTCTCCTGTTGGTAATAGTAAGGATGGTATAGCCTATCAATCTAGTGTTGAGAGTTTTGTAGATTGGGTATCTGGTAAATATGACCTAAAAACTAAAAAACTTATTAGTGCTCCTAATAAAACATATGCTGTACATTTAGAACATAAAAGAATAGGTCAGAAATTAAACGGTTCATTTTTACAAGGTCGTAGTTTTAGGCTAGGTAAAAAGGGTTTAAAGGTACAAGTAAAAGATGTTATGTATAAAGGGTTTGATTATACATCTACATCTGAAATACTTCGTAAACCAGGCGAATCTTATGTTGAGTTTCTTGTCAATAATGGTTTTGTTACAACTGATTTAGAGGCCAAAGATGGTCTGTTATTTGACACTCCATTTGTTAAACTTGGGTTAGATAGGACAGCATCTAACTTTGGTATAATTGTTGGTGAACCAGATAAGGCAGAGACTAAAGTTGCATCTACAGAGGTAACAGAGGAGACAGATAAGAATGTTACAGTTACAGAAGAGGTTAAAGTAGATAAGCCAAAGGCAACAAAGAAAGTCAAAGGTAAAAAGTCTGTATCTGATGTTATGAATAAAGGTCAGGTACATCTTAGGGAACGTAAGATTTCTGTACGTAAGCCTTATGATAAGCAAGACTTAGAAAAAGAGTTGTCGTGGGTACGTAAGAAATTAAATATTAAAGACGTTGAAGTTGAAAAGCGTTTATCTAACATGATGTTACATGGTAAACGTGCATGGGCTATATATTCTAGTGAAGCTATAAAACTATATGAATTAGCAGAAAGTGGTACTATATACCACGAAGGTTTTCACAGAGTTAGTCTAGGTTACTTTACTAAACAAGAGCGTGAGGCTATATATAGATCTGCTAGGCAGTTATATAGAATGTCTAAAGAAGAGTTTACAGATAACCAAGTTGAGGAGAAATTAGCAGAGGAGTTTCGTGATTTTGTACTAATGAAAGGTAAGGAGTCACAACCTAGTATTATTAAACGCATATTCCAAGAGATTGTAGATTTTATAAAGGCTGTATTTTATAGGGTAGCTGGTAAAGGGTTAACACACTCTGACATAGAGAGACTGTTTAATCAGATTTATTCTGGTCGTTACAGGTTCTCTAACATACGTTCAGAGAATTTGGGTGTTGAGCCGAGGTTAAGAGAGTTAATGGGTTTACAGTTTGATACCATATCTTCGTATAAGGACATAACAGATATTACTAAATATCTATCTTGTAGGTTGTTTGCAGCAAATAAGATTAGTGACTTAAGTAAGGTGCGTAAAATTAAATGGCAGCCCTTAATTAATGATTTAAATAACACTATAAGTGAATTACAGAGCATAATAGAAGATGAAGAAACATCAGAGGCTGAGCGCAATGTTGCTTTAAAGTCTCAGTCCTTATTGAAAGATGTACTTGGTGAAAAAGGAGAGAATGGCGAGTATTCTAAATTTAATTCTTTTAAATATTATATAAGCAAATTCCTTCGTAGTAACGGTATTATACACAGGGAACGGGATACAGACAATGATGAGTTTTTTGATTCAGATGATTTTTTTGCATCATTAGACTCAGAAGAGAAGTCGGTACGCCTTGGTTCTTTTGGTGATGTTGATTACTTTAAGCCATTAAAAGAAAATGCATTAGCAAACGTTAAATTTGTTATAAATACATTACACGAATCTGATGATATTAATGAGTCTACTGGTTTAGTTGGATTTGTTAATGGTAATAAGGTATGGGCTAAGCTGTTGAATGACATTATCAAGTATGATGATGTATATGAAATGATTGACGAGATCAAAGCAGTAGGTGAACGTGAAGAGTATTATCCATATATAGAATTAGCCTCTTATTTAGAGAAGTCAAGCGAATCGTTCAGGACTCAGTTCCAAACAACCTTTGAGGCACACAGACATGAGTTTATAAATGCTTCATTTCATAGGATAAAGTCTGGTGAAGGCTCTAATGCTGGTATTAATATAACGTTTGATGACGCTGCACACTCTGAATTAAAACGTGGTACTGCTCTAAGGTGGGCAGAATATATACTGTATGATAATAAAATTATTGAGGGTGTTAAAGAAGAAGATACTTCTGTAAGGGATAAGAAAGTAAATAAAGATTTCTTTACAGAACTTGCATCAGATTATAGGGATGTAGTAGAAGGTTATTATAGAGAGGTCAGCAACAACGGGCGTAATGAGTTATCAGACACTGAATTAGAAGAGTTGTACACTAGGGTAGCTAGGGCTTTATCTAAGATGCATATTGATGTAAGTACCTCTGTATTACGTAGGTATACACATAATATCAATCCAGACAACCAATTACAGGATAACTTAGAAGTTGCTATATCTAATATATTGGATATGCTATCCCCTGAAACTATAACAGAGGATGATAAACCAACAACCCCTATGGGTAACATACACTTCTTATCGTTGGCTACAGCTTATGCTGAAGTTAATACACACGAAGAAGCTGGTATGGTGCTAGGTCCACAAGGTGGGTCTTTTTACAGGTATGCTAAACTTAATCATGCTACAGATATAGTTCGTAAAATAAAACGTGGTCCTAAGTGGGCACAAGATAAACTTTCCAGGCGTTATAATGGTCATTCAAGAATAATGAATTCATTTGTTCCTGGTGAAACAGTTAATGAAGAACAAGCAAAACTTAACAGAAGTAAGTTTAAATTAGTTACATTAGCTGCATTTAAATCTGGGGCAAGGGCGGATCGTGGTCGTGAATATTTGAAGATAAATACAATTGAAGATTATTTACTTAAGGCCAATTCTGTTCTTAAAGGCGGACTGTTACCATTCCCTATTATAGCTAATAGGCAGACTTATTATTTTATGCAAGGTGTTAAGCTTGTAGGTATAAAGGATGCTGAAGGAGATATATTACATGTCATAAAGAGTTCCGATAAGGATGGCAATGTACAGTTTACAGACGAGGTGTTAGATTTATTCTATGGTTATTACTTAGATGAGAAAGATAGAATTGACAAAGCTGTAATTGAACGTAACGAATATGAGGCTGAGAATAAAAGGTTACAGGATCTTAAAAAACAACCAGGGGTAGACATAAAGAGTATAGATAAGCAGATAAGGGCTTTAAAACACAAGCTTATAGCTAATTATCATTATCGTGGTAACTATAATTTAAAGCAAGGCAACGCTTATTATTTTATACACTTTAAAGGCTTTGAAGGGCTACAAACCCCAGAGGAAGTTCGTACCAAGATAAATAACTTACTTAATGATAGGCTAAAGGATGATATAAGGTTCTTATATGATCAACAAATTATAGGGTCAAATACAGAAAAAGAGCGTAAAGAGTCTGGTGAATTGTTATTATACAACAAACTGTTTGATCAGAGTATGGTGGACAATCACAGGATGTTAGAAGAACAGCCACACAACTTTGCAATGTTATCTGTAATATCCAAAGTCATGGTTAATACTATGATGGGTATTGTGGAGTCTGAGAAAATGTTTCTTGGGGACCCTGCCTTATTTAAGCGTAATAAACGTGGTCAGGACCGGGCAATGGAAGGTAAACTTACAGACTCCGAGTTTGATGTATATGAAGATGTATACAAACGTTGGTTTGGTGTAGGTTCTACTGGTACAAGGTTAAGGGCTAAGTATAATGGTAGGGGTAATACATATAATGTTTCTGTATTCAACACACAGTCTTTTGAGTCAAAGTACTACCCAGAGTTTGTAGAGAAACACACAGGCTTGTATGAGAAACTTTTAAAAAACAGGTTATCAAAAGAAGAACTTGCAGATGGATCAAAGTTAAAAGATATACAAGAATTAGCAAAAACATTAGCAGAGAGTAGGCTTAGTAAGTTTAGAAAGGTTGATGCTACCGATGGTATGGCATTGATATCTCCTTATATGTATAAGCAGATATTAGACCGTATGGGTATTTGGGGTAAGGATGCAAGGTTAGAAAGGGCTTATAATTTACTGCAGTCTGATAAAGAGTTAACTCCAGAAGAAATAATTGAGGCTAGCAATATTGTATTCAATCCTTTGAAGACAATGTATATGGGCAACCACAATTTTAATGGGGTTGATTTGCTTATTTACAACAAAATGGCTATGTTCACCTTGTTTAGGCAGCATGTTAAAGGCACACATCTAGAAAAGGTGTTGGACCGCATGGAGTCTAAAAAGGAATTTAAGAACTTAGAAAAGGTAGATGTATATAACTTTAATAGTGCTGTCAAAGTAGGCGCATTGGCCGGTGTTGATTTATTTGAGAATGAAAATACTAGGAATAAAACAACAGACTTCTCTGAGTCTTTAGTATTCCAGCAGTCTTTTGACAATTTAAAACATCAGCAAGTTACAGATCCACACGATTCAGCTAGGCAGAACTTTGGTACAGCTGGTATCAAAATTGGTATGGCAGATATAGATATGAACTCTCCTTACGGTTCGTTTAAGACCGGTAGAGAGTTATTAGAAGCTATGTCAGAATCTAGGGTTGCTGCTAGTGATTTTGGTGTACACAAGGTTAATGCTAAGTTTGGTATAGTTAATGGTAAAGTATCACAGAAGGTCTTTACTAATACTTTACGTCAGGATGCAGAGTCTGCTAACAAATCGCAAGACGTTGTTGAATCGTTTAAGGTAGGGGCAGATGGTAAAAAGTATTTAGAACTAGACTCTTATCCTAACAGACGTTGGATATACTCTAGGATAAAATCTCTTGTAGATGATGAGACGGTTACGTTATCTACACCAGGTAATCAGCTTTATCAGATGTCTGATTATGGCATGGGTACGCATAATTATAAATCTGATTTACAGATGACAAGGTCAAAAGCTGGTTCATCTACAGTATATGCTATGGAATGTAGGGTGTCAGCTCGGTTATTTAAGGCGTTTTTCCCTGCTGGGCATGTTATTACACAAGAGGATTTACAGAAATTATTGGATGATGAAACTCTTATATTTGGGTACCGTGTACCTACACAAGGCCAGAACTCCATTGTTAAATTAAAGATAGTAGAGTTTCTGCCAGAACAAACCGGGGATATTATACAACTTCCTTTAGAGTTTACTGCACTTACTGGTTCTGACTTTGATATTGATAAATTATTCGTAGCCATGTTTAATTATGAACATGAATATGATGGTGATGCATTTAAAGGGCTCAAGAAAGTTGCATTTAAAACAGATGAGAATAGTACTGCAGAAGAAAGGTATAAGGATAAAGTAATAGAGTTGTTTTCTGTGTATAGGCATAACCCAGACATGTTTGCTGGTGGGCTGCTGTCAAAATATTTTAAAGATTATGATAACAAATTTAGGTTAAGTGATATAGAGTCTAAAATAGATTCTGTAAATGAAGAGTATGGGGAAGAGTTAGATTTATTGATGACTAGGCGTGAGTCTATGTTAGATAAACTTAGTAAGTCTAAAAATAAAGAGTACAATAAAGCTCTTGAAGATGATATAGCCACAGCTAATAGGCGGATAGAGGAGATACAGGAGATTGTATACAACATGCCTTTACAACGTAAGGTTGATAAGCAGTTAGAAGATGTGGATTATGAGATGTTGAAGGGCATTCTTATTAAGTCTGGTGTTTTACAGAAATTAGAAGATTTTAAAAAGTTACCAATTTCATTCCAGAATACTAATGCCGCTTGTTGTAACAGGCTATTGGATTGTTTATTTACAGTGTTAAGTGATGAGAAACACTTCCTAAATATGACAACTCCTTTGGGGTCTTGCACAGATTTATTAGAAAACAAGTCTGCTTATTATGAGGAAGTTTATTCTAGGCAGAGTATTAGGAATGTACCTGCTCTGTTTACAACAACCCCGTCGTTTCAGGCACACACTAAGGAAAAATTTGCTGCATCCGTATTTGGTATAGCTCCGTATGCTTTAAATAATAACAACCATTCATTAACTCAGATGGCAGATGTTTCCCTAAAATATGATATAGATTTAGGGTTTAATAAGAAAGGGGAAGTATCTTTAGCCAGAGTTATGGGTGAAGATAACAGGGCTGTAACCTCGTGGATATCTGCTTTGATTGATATAAACGTGGACGGTGTTAATAAACCAACCGCAGCCCCGTTGAATATAAATGAATCTACACACGATGTAGTGAACTTTTTAGTTCGTGCCGGTATTGGGGAACCTGTGTTTGATTTTATAGCACAGCCTGCCATAAGGAGCTATAGTTCTAATTTCTTTAAGTCTGCTACAGGTAGTAAACGTTTCAGTACTATTACGTCGATAGACTCTAAAGATCCTTTGGGGGATACTAGAGAAGAGTATGCAACTAATGCTGTTGATGGTGGCTTCTTTAAGAAAGAAGAATTAGAGTATGATATATTCTTAGAAAATTCGTTGATTCCATTAAGTGAACTTTTAAATGAGAGGTCTATACCTATTATGCGTGAAGATGCAAAAGCATTTAATAAAAGGTCTTTACGTACAAAGGGTTGGTATCAGCGTCAGTTATCTATATTGTGGCACTTAGGGGCTTTAAAAGAAGCCTCAGCCAAACTCAATGCATTTGTATTAGCCTGCAGGGTAGATACAAAAAAATATGGTTCAAAACCTACAGAAATATTACATTTCATAAAATCTATACAGAATATTATAGACAGTGAAGATTTTACAAATGTTGAAAAAATACTAACAGCTAATCCTAATTATGAATACAAGGCTGGCGATACATTTTTGCCTACACTCATAAGGAATAGTATGTTTAAGATATACGAAATATTAAAGTATGAAAGTTTATATTCGTCATATGGGTTTAGGAAGTTATTAGAGGAATTAGTAACTGTTACCCCACAAGGAGAGTATAATAGAATGGGTTTATTAAATATGTTGTCAGAAGAACTGGTAACATTCTTTATGGGTAAGTTTTTTGCTGATCCTGTAAATGGTTTTGGTATGGATCATTCTAAATTAACTAAGTTATTATTCGAAAAACGTGGTAATAAGTTTTTTGAAATGTTAATTCAGTTAAAAAATGGTACACACCCATTATCCAAAGAATTAGAGGGTAATGCTTTTATGGACTCTATAGTTGTAGACTTTTCCGATAATATACTTAAATTCAAGGATAATCGTGGCTCTGTTTATACATATATTAAAACGTTATATAGGTCATTGCGTGATGATTTAGAAAAGGATGAGCTGGTTGATTCGTTTAAACAGATAGTTTATAGTGATAAGAAAGAGCTGAGAGATCTTGGTATATATTTATATATGTATTCATTTTATACCTCTGCTTTTAGGGATAAGCGATTTTCTTATGCTTCGTGGATGCCTTTATCATTAAATAAAGAGCTTGAGTATGATGGTAGGGTTATTAGTTTAAATAATTTTGTTAGTGGTTTATTGAAAGAACTCAATGCACCAGATGGCTATATTAAATATATCCAAGATGCTAAGAGAGATGTATTCTTAAATACTGCAGATACTTTCGCAACTGTCCCTAGTGTTGTGGACACCATTGTTGCAGAACGTTTTGTAACGAAGGATGATGAGCCTCTTATGATACGTTTGAGATATGAAGATATGCCTAAGAGTTTCTGGCTAGGTCGTAATGCAGATAAGAATCATGTGTTTATACCTTATGTAATAGACAGTTCTAATGATTTGTATGAGTATGTTGGTTATGACAGACATTCGTTAGATCCTTACTATGTTAACGTGCCATTTAAAGGGTTTGGTAATAAAGGTATTATGGCCCATGAGTATGGTATTAAGACTAAGAAGGGTGATATACGTTCTGTATTTGCAACAAATCATGCACAGAAGCTATTACTTACCGTAGACCAAATGATCAATAAGGTATTAACAGATCCAAAACTTATGAGTGAATCTCAACGTAATTTGTTTAATGGTGTATCATTCGAGAATCAGATAGTTAAAGACAAATCTAATCAACCGTCCTCATCTATTTGGAATAATGATGCAGCAATGACAGCCAGGGAAGAAGAGTCTGAGCTTAACGCACAAGCCGAAGTAGATGCTGAAAAGGCTGTTAAACAGCGTAGCTTAGCAACTGGTTATGATGATGAAGTTGAAGCATTAGATAGTAATATTAAACAGTCTGTGGACAATAAAACAACAAGGGACCATCCCATATATATAGATGTTGATGGTTCAGCCAAAGGGGAAAATGGTATGGGCATTGGTGGTTACTCAAAGTTTGGTGACAAAGAGTACTACTTATATCGTAATGATGAGAAGATACGTTCTTCTATAGCCAAATTAGCAGAGAATGCTGGTGTTGAAGTGCCAGATAATATAAGTAACCCAACTGCCGAGTTATACTCTGTTGTTACGGTTTTATATGCATTTAGGAACACTTCTGAGCACTTACACATACGTAATGACAATGAGATGTCTATGTTATTATTAAAAAATAACTTAGTTAATCTAAAGAATAAGCCGCAATACAATGCTAAAGAGCCTATTATAAAGATTTTAACAGACATGGCTAAAGAGTATATAACTAGTATTGAAAATAACGGCGGCACTGTTAAATTTGAATGGGTTGAGAGTAAATCTACTCCTCAAAATAAGATAGCAGACGTTATAGCAAAGGGTAAACACAAGTTAATAAGTAAGGTTCAGAATGATTTCTCTACTGAACAGTGGGGTAAACCAACTAAGTTTGACATGAACAAATTGTCTCCGCCATCTCCCTTTAATGTCATAGAAAAGATTATATCTGGTGGTCAGACTGGTGCAGATGAAGCAGGTCTTGAAATAGCAGATGAAATGGGTCTTAAGTTTGGTGGTACTGCCGCTTATGGTTACAATCAACAGCCAGAAAAGGGTAAAAATATACCAAATTATAAACTTCGTGATTACTATAGGCTAAAACAAGGTAAGAAAACCATTAGGATTGTCAAAGATACTAATAAATATTGGGATGATTTTTACTCGGACAGGACGGCAGAGAATGTAAAAAATTCTAGTGGTACGGTTTGGTTTGGCCACATAACAGAAGATGAAAAGCGTGGGTATGGTCTTACAGAGAGGGCGACTAAAGCCAACGACAAACCTTTCTTAGTAAATCCAACAGAAAAAGAATTAGCAGACTGGATTGTAAAGAATGATATACGTATATTAAATGTGGCTGGTAATAGGGAATATTTAAATGTTGGTGTCAAGAATAGGACTAAAAAGACTATACGTGAGGCATTAGAGCTACTTAGGAAACCTGCTGGTGGTGTAGAAGTTGTAAATGACTTGAATGCATCTGACGTTAAAGACGGTTCTGAAACAACTAAAAAGTGTAGGGGGTAATATGGATTATTGTATTAATGAATCTAGCAACGATTATAAAGAACTATTTGAAGTATTCGGTTCTACTGAAATAATTCATGCGTTATGGGATCGTAACAAGGGTAATAATCTTGATAAAGACCCTGATGGCAATGATAGTATTTTGTTTAATCAATTACTCCAACTTACTAATAATAATAGGTATGATGCATTGCGTATGAAATCACGGTTTTATCTTGACTCATATACAGATATGCATGGTAAATGGTATGATAATTTTATAGAAGAACCTGAGTTAGACTTCCCACAATCTACCAAAAAGTTAATAAGTTTTGTATCTAAGATGTCTAATAAATTTGGGTATGCATGGGACTTTGCTGAAGAAGGAGAATTGCCAAGTGGTGTTGCGGCCGGTATTAGAACAACCGGTAAGCATCCTGTAGCAATATTTAGAAAGGACAAACTAGCTACATCAGATGTAATACATGAATTTGGTCATTTAATTCTTAATCATATTAAGCGAGACAATTCTGAGTTGCATGATAATTTGTGGAAAGAATTTGAAAATATGAGTGATGGGTTTAAGAAGGAGATGTGGGATTATATAAATTCTCAATATCCTGGTTACACTCAAATAGCTAAGAAAGATGAATTACTAACACACTTGTTAGAAACCTACGGTAATGAATTAGTAGATAAAGAAACTGGTTTATTTAAGGCTTTAACAAAAGTATGGGAATATGTCATAAAAGTTGTTGCTGATGTGTTTGGTGTTGTAGATGTATCAAAACTTAAACCAAATACAACTTTAGTAGAGCTTGCTTATATTATAGCAGACCCTAACATTAAATTAAGCCTTGGTGAAATATTTGGATCAGGGGAATTAAAAGAGAGTTATTCTGGTGAATATGATCTTAGCGGAAATGCACCATTTAAAGTAGAGGGTGAGTCAACTCCTTTTACCATAGATGAAATTAAAACAAAATTATTAGATGCTAGTAAAAATATTGTCAAGGAAGATGTAGAAGTAAATGGTAAGATTAAAGAAAAGAGATTCCTTAAAATAGACGACAACACCAAACAACCTCTTATAGGTATTAAGAGATACATGGCAGAAAAATGGGGGTACGGATCTGTCGAGGCGTCAGATGAAGATGCACTTCCTTTACGTATTGGTAAAACTATACACGGTCATGTAGATAATATATCTAAGGATATCATTGATGATTTGTCAGATAAGTACAAGGTTAATTTAACACCCCAAGCTAAGAAGGATATTGAAAAGATATTTAAAAAACTTAAGGGTAAAGCTACTGCTTTGACAGAAGTAGAAATATGTGATCCAGAAAAAGGGTTTGTGGGTATAATTGACTTAATATTAATAACAGACACAGGTCGTGTACAGCTGTATGATTTTAAAACTAAGATACGTCCACTAGTAGAACAATCAAATGGCGAATTTGAATTAAGTTACAGTAGGTTTGACTATTATAATCGTAAGAATTCTTGGAGTAGCCACACTCAGCAAGAAGTAGATCACTTACAGATATCTATGTATGCTTATATGATACAGAAAGTTTTACAACTTCCTGTTTCTTCTATATCTATTGTTAAATTAGATGCTGTTGCCAAAGGTAAAGAGATTAAAAGTAATAAGTATGCATCTGGTAAAGAATTTGTAGCTAATGTTGATAGTAAAGGTTATACAAAAGTAGAGTCAGTTGAAGTACATACAGAGTCTGAGGAAATATTAGAATTACCATTCTTTGATGAATCAAATAAGATGTTATTACATCATAGGACTAGACGTATATATGAAGGGGACGAAGCTTATTTACATAGTAGCACATTAGAAAATAGAGAAAAGTTTAGAAAAGAGGGTGGCGAAAAAGACTTTGTAAACGTTACTGAATCTGCATCAGAAGCAGGTGAGCTTTTAGAAAAGCTTAAGTCAGAATTAGACGCAAGGTTAAAAATTGCACGTAAACGATTTGATATAGGGCAACGTGGTTCTCTGGAAGATTTAATGGATATATTTGAATCAGAACAATCGACTACTACTTCCTTATATCACATTATATTAAATGCTGCAGAAGCTATATCACAACTGGACAAAGAATATACTGATTATTTATCTAATTCTACTCCATTTACACCAGGTTTATTATATAGGTGGAAGGATATAGTACAATCTTACAAGAGTTTACAGGAACTGAAAGACTTGTTCATTATACATCCAGAAATTATACCAGATAAAAACTATGTAAAGAAACTTAATATCATACTTGAGAAAGTAAATTTCTATGAGAATCAGTATAAGAAAGAAGGTAGGTATCTTATAGCAAAGTGGTTAGCTCCATTCTATAATGGTATAAAAGTAAAGCATGAAGATTTATATAAGGCTGAATGGCGCCGCAAACGTCATCA